GCCTGACGTACACATTGCCGTGGCCGCCCTCGGTGAATCACTACTGGCGCCGCGTCCTCATCGGCGGCAAGCCCAGGACGCTGCTCTCGAAAGAGGGCAGGGAATACAAACTCCAGGCTGTTGATGCTGTCAGGGGCCAGCGTCGTGGGCCTTCCGCACCTCTATCCGGGCGCATAGCAATCTCGGTGACGCTCTTCCCTCCTGACAAACGCCGCTATGATTTGGACAACCGGATCAAGGCCGTCCAGGACAGCCTGACTGCCGCAGGTGTCTGGGAAGACGACAACCAAGTCAAAGTTCTTCACCTGGAAGAAGGTGAAGTCGTGAAAGGGGGAGCCTGCATCGTGCATATCGCTCCGGCGCCGGACAGGATAGCGCTTCTCTCCGCTTATGGTGAGGAGGAAGATTGATGGCCCGTACAGACACCAAGCGGCGTGGCCGTGGTCGAGGGCCTGAAAAGCGCACTGAACGAAAGTCACGCACGCGCCGGGCGGCATCTGCTCTTGTGGGTATCTGCTCCATCGTCGGGGACGGTGACTTCGTTTCAGGTCTGGAAATGCTGGGAGAAATCACACTGCGTCTCAGACAGGCCCGCCATTTCCAGCGCAGGCCGGTGGGACAGAACGGTGACAGGGAAGATGCGTTGGACAGCGTCGTGACCGGTATCCGCAGGATGCGCAGTGAGTTCAGGGAGGTATGAGTATGCTGGTAGAAGTACGGGTGCGCCTTGAAGGCCCCCTTGCCGAGATCGTAGACAGGGCGAATGCTGCCATCAAGGGAGCCTGTGCCCTTTTCACTGGCCTGACCCGTGAACAGGTGGCCGTCCACTATCATGGCATCCACGAAGTCCCCAGGGTTAAATCCCTCTGGCTGCGCTACAGAATCCATGAAGACAGGGGCATCACAAAACCCATCCGTAAACGCATTCCCTCCAAGATCATCTGGGCAAAGTAGGAGGTGATACATGGCAAGACCAAAACTCTTCAGCCGTTGCCCTGAATGTGGTGCGGATACCCTGGTCGTCATCGGCACACAGCAACAGGGACATTGCCGGAACCGATGGTGTGAATGCTCGGCTTGTGGCGCTCGTGTGCGTTGGGTCATCTCAGGCACTCACGGACACTGGGTGCGTGTCAGAGAAATAAAGTCTCCAGAAACCCCCAAAGCCTCTTGCTGCTGATACCTTCCCCCATGATACGCTTCCGGCAAACACCGGAGGCGTTTTTTATGTCCAGGATCCCTTATCGCAAAGTGCCCGGAAAGATCGTAGTCGGTGCGGCTCTCGTGGCCCTGCTGGGGGCTCGTGCCGCTACTCTGACTGTCGAGCAGGTGGCCGAGTTCGAGGGCTATGTGCCCCAGGCCTATCAGGATCCCGTGGGCATCTGGACGAAGTGCTGGGGCGATACCACGGACGTGACGCCAGGGAAGACCTACACCTTCGAGCAATGCTTGAAGTCTCTCAACGACCATACCGTTGAGCTGGCGAGGCCTGTCATGCGTTGCATCCCTGATCTCAAAGACCAGCATGACAAGACCGTCGCGGCCATGGTGAGCATGGCCTACAACATCGGGCCTTCTGCCTTCTGTCGCTCCAGTGTGGCCCGCTATGCCAATGCCGGGGACTGGGCACGGGCCTGCAAGCGCATGGCCGAGATCTACAAGACGGCCAAAGGACAGGAGCTGCCCGGGCTCGTGAAGCGTCGCAAGCTAGAGTCCGAGCTGTGCATGGAAGGGGTGCGGGAGAAGGCTTTGTTTGAGGCGAACAGCGGGCCTAACTGGCAGCGCAGGGAGGTGCGGTAAATGTGGGCATTTTTGACCAAAATCCTGCCGTTTCTGGCTCCGCTGCTGGACAAGCTTTGGCCGTCCACACGCGCTGACGAGCTGCGGGCCGAAGCCGAGCTGGAGGAGGCGCGGGCATTTTCCCGCGGGCGTATCGCCCCACGTTATATCGCAGGCTATGTGGCATCGCTTCTGTTCCTCCTGTTCGGCATCGCCGTCCTGATCGACAGCGCTTACCCCGACTTCCTGCCCGGATCTCCGCTGGAATCTTTGTCATCTCTTGTCAATGACGGCTGGGCATTGCTTGTGACCGCAATCGGCAATGGAGAGTAGCGCCGTGGAATCTTACAGGGAAGGGGCGGATCACGCTGCCGAGTATGTGAGCGTCATCAAGGGCGTCTGGCCTCTTGTGGCGTTGTCCTGGCTCGTAGCGCTCCTTTTTACCCTTGGGCAGCTCAAGCGTGGATATAGGCAGAGGACGATTTGGCAAACTATTGCCATGATCCTGCTCAACTCGGCCATGACCGCTGCAATGGCTGTGAGCTGCGCCATGCTCCTGTCATCTTTCTTGCCGAACTTCACCCCGGAAGCCCAAGCCGGGATTTGCGTCGCTGCTGCAGGCCTCGGCGCGGAGAGCCTGAAAGCGATGCTCTACAAAAAGCTGCATCTGCATGTCGTTGATCTCATGGATCCCAACGACATCAATGACATCCGTTGCAGGATGACGCCTGAGCAGCGACGTATACATGTTGAGCAATGCCCATTCAAAGGCGACGAGTGTTCAAAGCACTGTGACGTGTGCAAGGCCATCAAGGAGGTGAACCATGGGTCAAAGGCTGATCGAGACTGATTGCCCCGTCTGCGGATCGCGCAACCGGCTGGCCTGTTACGGTGTCGTTGCGCATGCGCGCGAAGGTGCCACCGTGCGTTACTATCTCTGTCGCAAATGCGGGGCCCGTGTTTCGCGGAAGTATTACGATGTGAAAAATGACAGCGACAAGACCTCATGGCTGCATCGCCCTGCCTCCCCCTGTGATTTCCGCCTGGTTGCGGCGTGCAAACCACGGGCTGTTGGCTCTACATCGGAGACTGCTGTGAAGAAACAGCTCGCACTGGCACTCTGATTCCCGGATTTTCCCGGGATTTCCGGGAAGTCCAAGCCATATTCTACGGATGCGCATACGCTCTGGCGGAGTAACGGACGGACGGGGGCGTATGCAGGACAAGACCGCAGTACCGAAGGGTTAAGCGCAAAAACTGCGGCGGGTAGACCTGATGAGGATAACCCTGCGCGGCGGGAGACGGACGATCCCCGCGAAATACCTCAAGCCTCATGCGGGACGTCACGCTATGGGGTGCCCTAAAGCGACGGCGCGGCTCCGGCCAGCAGTTCGTGATGGGCGCGGCCTCCAACCATCGGGAACGGTGGGGTTAAGGAGACCTGCGCCCATTCGCTCAAACGCTCACCAACCAGCAGTTCCAAGATTATACGAGTATCAAGAGTATGGGATATGTCATGGGGCAGGCCCTGTTGCTCATGGGAGGGCAGAGGGGCGCACAAGGGAAAAAGAGGGTGGAGCCTGCCACCTGCCCGGAAGACTGCAAGAACATGCGCGGCGGTATCTGTCGGCTGGCTTGCGGGAATGAGAAGTCAGATTGCCCGGCGATGAAGAAGGGAGCACGCAATGGCCGCACGTTATGATTGGGAAACCATCCGCGCCGAATATGAGACTGGTTCTACGATGGGTGCGCTGTCGCGTCTGCATGGCGTAAGCAAGGCTGCCATTTCTAAACGTGCCCGCCTGGAAGGATGGCTGCAAGACCTCTCTGGCGCAGTAAACAGGTTGACGACTGCAAAGGTGAACGGAATAGTTGACGCCGTAAACCCGGCAAAAAAGGCAGCCGCCCTTGACCGTGCGGCAGAACAGAAGGCCGCGGTTATCCGTCGTCATAAAGAGGAATGGGATAGACACAAGGTCATTATGGACGAGGCGCTGGCGAACAACGATTTCAACGCGGCAAAGCTGGCCAAGATCACTGCGGAGACTATCAATATCCGGCAGGCAGGGGAGCGTAAAGCGTGGGGCATCGTGGAGGCTGACGTGCGTCCTGCAGCAGCGCAAAAGAGCGAGCAGGACGCCATCCGTGACGGCATTCGCGAGGCGTTCCAGTCTGTTGGCCTGGGTGGTGGGCAATGCTGACCCCCCGCTGGTATCGTCTGCGCCCCCATGCCGGCCAGCATGAGCTCTGGCATAGCACGGCCCGCTTTATCGTCCTGCCCTGCGGCCGCCGTTCGGGGAAGAGCGAGATAGCAAAGCGCAAGCTGATCCTGTCGGCCCTCAATCCTTATACGGGGTACGATGACCCAAACTACTTTGCCGCAGCCCCCACTCGTGACCAGGCAAAGCGCATCTACTGGCGCGATCTGAAAGCCTTCTTGCCCAAGTCGCTCATTGCCAAGGTGAGCGAAAGCGAGATGATGATCCAGCTCGTCAACGGCGCGAGCATCTACGTCGTGGGCATGGACAAGCCGGAGCGCATCGAGGGCATGAGCTGGAACGGAGGCGTGTTGGATGAGTATGCCAATATGAAGCCGAAAGCGTGGACGGAGAACGTCCGTCCAGCTCTCTCTGACCGGAATGGCTGGTGCTGGCTCATTGGTGTGCCTGAAGGACGCAACCATTATTACGATACCTACATGTATGCCCTGAGCGAGGAATCCGGCCCGGAATGGGCAGGCTTCACATGGAAATCGTCTGAGATATTGCCGGAGGCTGAAATAGCCAGTGCACGCGCCGCTCTCGACGAGCTGACATTCCTGCAGGAATACGAGGCGTCGTTCGTGACGTTCGAGGGGCGGTGTTACTACTCTTTTCTGCAGGAAACGCACTGCGCCCCGCTGCGGCAGCTCTACAATCCGCGTGCGCCGCTGGCCTTCTGCTTCGACTTCAACGTGGAGCCAGGCGTGGCCGCGGTGGCGCAGGAAGTGACCCTTCCCAACGGCCTGCAGGGCACTGCCGTCATCGGGGAAGTGTACATCCCCCGCAACAGCAACACGCCTGCCGTCTGCCGAAAACTTATCCAGGACTGGGGCGGCCATCAGGGGGCTGTCGTCTGTTATGGCGACGCCACCGGCGGGAGCAGGGGGAGCGCCAAGGTAGCCGGAAGCGACTGGGATCTGATACGGGCGGAACTGAGGCAAGCGCCTTTCGGTGGACGTGTGTATTACCGTGTTCCGCAGGCGAACCCTTCGGAGCGGGCCCGCGTGAACGCCATGAACAGCCGCCTGAAAAGTGAGACTGGCGACATCCGGCTGATGGTTGACAGGCATGTTGCGCCTCATGTCGTCAAAGACCTTGAGGGCGTCGTGTTGCTCAAGGGCGGCAGCGGGGAGATAGACAAGCGTTCCACGCCTGACCTCTCGCATATCAGTGATGCCCTTGGCTACTATGTGGCAAAAGAGTTCCCGTTGGTCAGAAATACCATAACCGTCGGCACCTATTCGACGGTCGCATAAGGAGATCGGACTATGCCAGCTCCGGGAAATTCCGGGAAAATCCCGGAAAATCAGGCCAGCATCCAGACGCCTACGTCTGTTTTTCAGCGCCAGCACGAAGCCGCACGCCCGTGTCTTGACCTCATGGGCGGGACTGAGGCCATGAGGCGTGCTGGTGGCAGATACATCGTGCACAAGGAGGCGGAGCCCGAACGGGCCTATACCAATCGCATTGACCGCACGGTGCTGCGTAATGCCTTCGCCCAGACGCTCGGCTACTACCGGGGGCAGGTCTTCAGCCGACAGGTGGCGCTGGACAACAAAAGCAGCGCGTTGTCCGACGATGATATGCAGAAGTTCCGCGACTGGTCGGAAAACGTCGATCAGCGCGGGCACAATCTGACGGCCTGGAGTGGCAACGTCTTCACCTCCGGCCTGGTCTCAGGGGTGACGTTTTGCCTAGTGGATTACCCGCATATCGAGACCATAAACGAGGATGGCGTCACGCTGTATCGGGCATCTGATGGCACGATGCGGCCGAAGACCGCCGCTGCGGACGCCGCCGAAGGATGGCAGCCGTATCTCGTGCATATTCCTGCGGAACAGGTGCTGGATTGTCGGGCTGAATGGCGCAATGGCCGGCGCGTCATCACGCATTTCCGGTACGTCGAGATCAGGCAAGAACAAAGCCAGGCAAACCAGTTCGTCCTTGAAGATGTGCAGTACATCCACGCGTACTGGCTCGACCGTTGGGAAGTGTGGCGTTTCCCCATCTTGAATGGAAAGGTGGTTGGAGGCGCCGCTCCGTATGCCCAGGGACGCATGACGCTCGACGAAATTCCCGTGGCCGTCTTCATGCCCGGCGATCCCCGCAGCGACTTCACGGCCCGCCCTGCGCTCATGGACTTGGCGCACCTCAACGTGCGGCACTGGCAGGCGACCAGTGAACAATATGACCTTCTAGCCTATGTGCGGCTTCCTGTCTGGACGGTCACGGGGGCAGACCGGGAAGTAGGGAAGGACGGCAACCCTATGCCATTGACCTTCGGCCCAGGCAACGTGATCTACCTGTTGCCCGGCGGGAACATCCAGAGCTGTGGCGTGGATGCTGCCAGTGTTGAGGCCGGGCGGCAGGACTTGCGCGACCTTGAAAACGCTATGGCGACCTACGGATTGCAGATCATGCAGGCGCAGAGCGCGGCCAGACTGACTGCGGCCCAGGTGCAGAGGGAAAGCCGTGAAGGCAACAGCCAGCTTCGGAACTGGGCTTTGGACTTCCAGGACTTTTTGGAAAACTGCCTGCGTCTGGTTGGAAAGTGGTGGGAAATGCCTGACGGCCCGTCCGTGAAGGTCAACGATGACTACGCAGACAGTGCCAGTATCGACTACCTGATCCAACTCCACGACAAGGGAATCATCGGCAAGGAGACGCTGGCGACCTTCGCGGTGCGTCTGGGAATCCTTCCCGATGATTTCAATTATTCCGATGAGGTGGCGCGGCTGGCGCAGGATGCCGCAACGACGGCCAATGCGGGGCAATCCTTCGGGCTGTCCCTGATGCAGCGACTTGGCGCCGGGGGCGGCGGTGGTCAGACGGGGAATGGCCGGGAAACTCCGGGAAATTCCGGGGAAGGCGCACGATAGCACGAGAAAAGGCCGGGTATGGTGTCCCGGCCTTTGTTGTGTGCGGCGTGTCGCTTGTGGGATGCGTTATCCGCCCATGCGGCAGAACAGGCCAAAGAAGAACGACAGGGCGGAGAACCCTGCGGCGGCCATGCCGAAGCCGATGACAAGCAGCTTCACGCCTACCAGCTCGTTACGGAGTTCCCAGCGCCCGACAGGGCGCGTGGTGTCCGGGGAAGGGGCGTCGCGTTCGATGGTGAAGTTCTCGCCGTTGACCGTGATGGTGATGCGGGTGCCGTTGTCCGTGGTGATGGTGTGGATGCGGTTGGTAGCCATGCTCCACCTCCTACGCCCGGCCTGCGGCAAGCGCGGTGCGGGTACTGGATTCAAGGCAGACCAGGATGGATTCAAGCGCCCCGGACGCCCGTTCCATGCTGTCCAGAGCGCGCAGGGCTATGCGCCGTTCACGGCCCTGAATATCCCAGAGGGAGGGGAGATTGTGGCGAACTATGCCGTACAGGGCTGCCTCATGGTCGTAGATGTGCCTGACGTGCTGCCTGATGGCGGCAAGGTGCCCCTCGGCATCGTCAGAGACAAGAGCGGGGATGGCGGCTGTTGCCGTCGGCTGTGCCGCGGCTCCAAGGGCCTTGACCTCCATCTGGATGAGGTAGTCCCGCGCATCGGACATTTTTCCTGCCGGGAGCTGAGCGTATTCCGCGATCTTGAAGTGCCGGTTGAAGCGCGTCCAGATTTCCGCCCGTGCCTTGCCTTGCACGGCGGCGGGATAGGTGGACAGCTTCGCGTCCACAAGGGCCTTGAGTTCGGCCCGTTCGGCGGGGGACAGAAGGCCGTCTTGGGAAGTTTGGATAGACAGAGAGGACAGCAGCCGGCGTTCGCATTCGATGAAGTACCGGCGTGCTACGCGCCCCTTCTCGTTGTTCTCCACCATGCACAGTTCTTTACCCATGCCCAGTGTGCAGCGGTATTCTTGGCTTGGCCTGCCGCCTTCGGAGTTTTCGCCCGTTTTGGCGAAAACCTCAAAGTCCTGCCCCTGAACAAAGCCGTACTTGGAAATGCGGGCCTTTATCCAGTTGGAAAAATCACGCCGGACGCCAAGAACGCCGTGCAGCGTTCTGCCATCAATGGTGAGGCACTGAGTATTGCCGATGGCTCCGGGGACAACGGGAACGAGTTGGGAAGCGGTCATAACGACCTCCTACTGAGTTGGGAGTGCGGAGAAACAAAAAAAGGCGACAGACGCTCCCCAGCTCAGTAAGCTGCCGGGGCCTCACGGACACCCGGACGTCTGCCGCCAAAATTTGCCAACAGGCAAAGTGGCTTTGTTGTTTCTCCATCTGCAAAGCCGCGCCTTGGGAGCAACGGCAGGCGGCAGATTATCGCCTTACTGAGTTGGGAAGTCCAGAAAGGCACGAAACAGATATTTTGTCAAGCATGATTCACGCGGCGCGGGCTTTCCCCTGCGGCGGTGGCATGGTAGAATGCCCAAAAGCAGGAGGTAGACCATGAGCAAAGAACCATTGACCGAGGAACGGATTGCGGAAATCCGCAGCCGTTTGCATGGCGTGTCTCTTGGGGAGTGGAGCCACGGATATAGCCTTGACGTGAAATGTAATGCCATAACCTGCGAAGGGAGATACCTTTTTTGTTTTGTCCATCCCGACCCCTTGAAGAACGACAAGAACATGGAATTTGTGGCCTACGCTCGGCAGGACATGAACGCGCTGCTGGATGAGGTGGAACGGCTGAGGGCGGAAAATGCGCAGCTCAAAGAAATAGCGTGGAATGGCATTGAACTTATGGACAAGGCCGTTATCAGTGAAGCGGCGAGAGAAATAGATATGGTCAGAGACAAGGTGCTACGTCACGCTATGGAACAGGAGAAAAGGCGGTTCTCATGACCCCAGACGATACCCTTGCCCTCTATCTCCTTTCCCGCTCCCTCTGGTGGCGGCACGACCTTGAGCAACTCGATGCCGAGGCGGTGGCCGCCGTCATCGTCGCGCTTGAGGCCGCCCAGAAGGACATAGCCTCCCGCCTTGCCGCCGAGGCCGCCGGACTGGCGACGCTCTCCGACTGGCGGCGGGAGCAGGACGAGGCGCTCAACGCATGGGCAGATGAGGTGCTGGCCGGGGCCCGGGCGACCATCACGGGCACGGTCAGCGAGGCTAGTATTGCGGCGGCTGCGGCCTCTCTTGCTGCGTATAACGCCATCTTGACGCTGGACGGCAAGGCGTCGGCGGTGAAGTCCGTAGGCCTGACCTCTGCACAGATCGTGAGCTGGTTCCAGGACACGGCACTTGGTTCCGGCGGCCTTGAGCATTGGGTGGACACGGCTCTGGAGAATGGCGTCAAGCAGAGCATCCTTGCCGCGCTGCGGCAGGTGGCTGTGGAAGGCAAGGGAACCGCGGAGGCCGTGCGGCGGGTGCTGGTGGCGGCCAGTGATGCCGGCTTTGAGCTGACGCGACGGGAAGCAATCACCATCACGCGGACATTCATCCAGACCGCCAACGTCAACGCTCAGGAGGCCGTCTACAAGGCCAACGAGGGGCTGTTCAAGGGGTACAAGAGGGTAGAAACCCTGGATAACAAAACGTGTGCCGTTTGCCTGTGGGGGGATGGAGCTGTCTACAAACTCGACGAACCGCGCCCGCGCCTCCCGGCGCATCCCCGCTGCCGAGGATTGTGGGTTCCGGTCGCCAAGAGCTGGCGCGACTTCGGCATCGACGTTGACGACCTCGAAGCCGTGGCCCGCCCCTGGACGATACGCGAGACGGGGCCTATCGGGACTGGTGGGCGCAAGATCGAGAACTACGGCAAGACGACGGAGAACTTTTCAGGCTGGTGGGCATCGCTTTCTGATACCGACAAGGCGAAAACGGCCATCGGCCCGATCCGGCGCAGGCTGCTGGAGACCGGGGCCGTGAAATGGGATCAGATGTGGGACAAAGCCAGTGGGCTGCCGCTGACGCTTGAGCAAATGGGATACGACAGGCAGGGGAACAGGTTGTAGGGATCACAACAGTAGGAGAGCAATAGGGCGCGGAGTAATGACCGCGCCTTTTTTGTTGTCCTGCGCCTGTCTCTTTTGGGATGGGGCAATCTTCCAGATTCGTTTTTGCGATTCGTTGCCCATAAATATGCCAGTGAGGCATACTCAAAGAAAAAGCTGGCACAGTTGTGCAAAAGGAGTTTGGCAGATGCCCTGGAAAAAAGATGAGGCCGGCGCGTTCGTCGTTGATGACAAAGGGAATCCCATTTTCGTGCTGGATGGTGGTGAAGAACGGTCAGTTGACTACCCCGCCATGAGCAAAAAACTGTCTGAAGTCAACCGGGAAAGCGCAGGCCGCAAGGATCGTATCCGTGATCTGGAAGAACAGATGAAGGCGTGGGAAGGGATCGAAAACATCCCTGACTTCATCTCTACGGCCAAAAAGAACGCCGAATCCGTGGCCGCGTTCGACGACAAACAGCGTGGGGCTGAGGAAGTCACCCTGGCCAGAATCAAGGCCGCCACTTCTCCGCTTGAGAAGAAGGTCGCGGAACTGGAAGCCGACCGGGCCCGCATCATTGACCAGTACCATGCCTCTACCATTCGCAGCCAGTTCGGCTCGTCCAAGTTTGTGACCGAAGAGCTGGTCAGCGCCGCTATGGCTCAGGAACTTTTCGCCAAGCATTTCAGCGTGGATGAAAAGGGGAATCTGGTGGGCAAGGACAGTACCGGCAACGTCATCTATGGCGAAAACGGCCCTGCGGACTTCGATACGGCCCTGCGGGAAATCGTCAAGAACAGCCCTCACAAGGCCTATGTCCTCAAGGGAAGCCCGGCCACCGGCAGCGGTGCTACTCAGGGTACCCCCGGCGGGACGGTGAACACTGAAAACATGACCTCTGTCCAGAAAATCGCCGCAGGACTGAAGCAGAAGGGCGGCGTGTTCGGGCAGTAGGCCAAAGGAGATAGCATTTCATGGCATCCCAGACGCTTGCTGAAGCGAAAAAGCTCATCAATGACCAGATCGTGCAGGGCATCGTGGAAGACATCATCACGATCAACCCCCTGTACGACCTGCTCCCCTTCACCGGCTACACCGGTCAGGCCATCCTTGTGAACCGCGAGGAAGCCCTGGGCGATGCCGGTTTCTATAGCGTTGACGCGACCATCACCAGCAAGGCCGCCGCCGCTTTCGAGCAGGTTCCTTTCAGCGCTACGAAGATCATCGGCGACGTGGAACTTGATGGTCTGGTGCGTGCCACCAGTGCCAGTGCCGGCGTGGATCAGCTTGCCGTGGAAATTTCCAGCAAGGCAAAGAAGATCGGGCGACTGTTCCAGGAAGGTATGGCGACCGGTGACGGCTCCAGTCCGAATATGAACAGCCTGCACTCCCTGTGCGATTCCGAGCAGTACACGGCCGCCAGTGAAGGCCAGGCCCTTTCCTTCGAGCTGCTGGACAGCCTTCTCGACCTCGTGAAGGCCAAGGACGGCATGGTTGACTGGATCCTGATGGCCCCCAGAACCATGCGCAGTTACAAGGCTCTGCTGCGCGCCATGGGCGGCACCCCGGCTGACTGGGTCGTGAATCTTCCTGATGGGCGTACCACTATCGGCTACGAAGGTATCCCGATCTTCAAGAACGAGTACCTGTCTGTCGAAGAAACTGCCAATGGCGCAGCCCTGACGGGTGGCGCGCTGACTTCCGTGTGGGCCGGCTGTTTCGATGATGGCACGCGCCGCGTCGGCATTTCCGGTATCTATCCCGAAGGCACCCCGGCGGGCATCTCCGTTGAAGTCGTGGGCGCTGCCGAAAACAAGGACTCCCAGATCGTGCGCGTGAAGCAGTATGCCAACTTTGTGTGCTTCAACCGCCGTGGCCTGGCCCGCCTGACTTCCATCAACAACTAGGAGGGCAATGTATGGCCGCCAGTGTGAAAATGAGGACGCGGTTCGCCCGCAAACTGCCTGCCGGAACGGCGTACAATGCTTTCGGCTATCGTGGTGTGGTCAATGAAGACGGCCACGTCGTTGTCGATGTCCCGCAGTCTCTCGTGGATGTGGAAGTCGAAGCCAACCGCCTTGTCCCGGTGGAATCCGAAAAAACTTCCCCCGCTCCCGCCAAGGGCGAAGCTGCCGCCACCTCCGCCAAAAAGTAGCCGCTTCGCCAGCGCCCCCGACGCCATTACCTCCTGTCGGGGGCGTCATCGAATACGCTACCAAGGACAAACGTCATGCTGATCGTTGAAGACGGAACCATGCCCGAAGGGGCCAACACCTACGTCAGCCTTGCGGACGTTGACGCCTACCTTGTGCCCAGGGGCTTGTGGAAGACCACGCCGGATGATGCCGGGGACAGTGTCATCGCGAAGAAGGAGGCAGCCATCATCCGGGCCTTCGACGCCATGAATACGCTCAACTGGGCAGGCGATGTCCCTGACTGGCAGAGGGTGACGGCGTGGCCACGGCAGAACGTACCCATGCCCGGGGTGAAGCCGAAGCCCGGAGAGGAACCCATCTTCCTGCCTGCGGATATGGTGCCGCGTGCTGTGGTGCAGGCGCAGATGGAGCTTGCCAGCCTGATCTATGGCGGGCTGAATCCTCTGGCCCCTGTGGAGCGCGGCGGGAAGGTCGTCAGCATGAGCGAATCCAGCAAGGAAGGTGACCTTGACGTGATCGGCGGCGATTCCAAGAGCTACAGCGTCACCTATGCCGAATCCGCGCCGGTGGAGACGTATCTTCCTGCCGTGTATGGCATCCTTGGCCCGTATCTCCGGGAAATTCCCGGAAAGTCCGGGATGATCTGCGGCAGGGTGGCGATGGGGTAGGTGAATGAATCAGCTCGACAATCAAGCCTTCGCCTTGTTCAAGAGCGAGTGCCAAAAATGGATAGACCTCCTGGGGCTCAAGGATTGGTCAGTCAATTTTGCTTTCGAGCATCTTGAATCGAGCCGTTCCGAGTGCCTTGTGAACTGGACGGGGAAGTCTTGCACTATCGTTCTTGGGAAATTCCCAAAAGACGACATGGGAATAGATGATGTCAGGAAGGCGGCCTTCCATGAGGTTTGCGAACTCCTTCTGACGGATATGGAGTTCACCGCTCTGGACGAAGCTATCCCCCATGATGAGCGTAAGGTTCTGACCGAAGTAGCCAGGCATGGCGTCATTCGTCGCCTCGAAAATTCTGTTTTCAAGATGGGAAAGTAGACCATGCCCACGGACTACACGCCAAAACTCCAGGCAGCAAAGGCCAAGCTGCAAGCAAAGGGAATGCTCATGCAGTTTGTTCGGCGCACTGAGGATACCTCCCAGATGCCTGAGCCAGGCGGCGGCTATCCTGTCATCGAAACGCGCACAGACTTCTACGGCCTGAAAACTTCCCCGACGCTGGCAGAGGTGCAGATGGGACTTTTCGGCGGGGAAGACCTCGTAGTCATCATGCCCGGCGACGTGTGTGAAGGCCGCCCGGACACCACGGACAAGCTGGCATTTCAGGGAAAGTTGTGGGGCATCACCACTATCCGACCGGCATCCCCCACGGAACTGGACATCATCTACAAGGTGGCCGTCAAAGAGGTGGGCGACGATGCCTAGCGACCGCCTGACGGCCCGCCGTCAACAACTCCAGCGGCAGATGGAAGAAGCGAATGACCGCATCTGCGCGAACGGACGCGACCTCAAAAAGGCCTTCCAGCAATGGGTCAACGCGGCGCATGAAGACGGTCTGCTGGCTTTCCTGGCGCAGCTTGCCGACTGTTATGGACGTCTTGTGCAACGGACGCCGGTAGATACGGGGCGGGCGCGTGCCGGCTGGCACATCGAAGGCGAGGAGAACGAGTGGCGGCCTGACAAGGATGCGTTCCAGAAAGCGGGAAAGGAACCAAACCAGCTATTGCCGCCTCTTTCCCAAGAGGAACGCAACGCTATTGCGAGGGAAGTCGCCAAGCTCGAAGACTTGAGCAAGGCTGATGTGATCTACATCATGAACAACGTGGAATACATCCTGCCGCTTGAGGCGGGATGGTCGCGGCAGTCTTCCGGGTTCTGGGCGCTTTTCCTTTCCGAACTCTCCTCCCAGCTCGAAAAGGCCGCCGAACGCAGCCGCAGGGGGAATGCCTGATAATGCAGACGCCTGATCTTTTTTCCGTGCGCGTTGCCCTTGAATCCGCGCTGTTCGCTGCCCTGACGGCGGAGCAGGCGGCCGGGAACATCATCATCGTCCAGCCTGGCGAAGACTTGAAGCCCGACTTGAAGAAGATCCAGGTCATCCATTCCGTGGCCCCCGGCAAGGTAATGGATGGAGAGCTGGGCGGCAGGCAGGGGATATGCCCACGCATGGGAGTGTACACCGTCACCCTGTCCATGCCCGCCAACGACACCGCGAAGCTGGCCAAGGGGTGGGAGCTGTGCAGCCTGCTGGAAGCCTCTTTTTATCGCATCGACCTTCCTGTGCGTGATTCCGGCTGCAAGGTCATGTGCGATGAGCCCTACACAACGAACGTCGGAGAGACCGACGAAAAACGCCTTGCCCTGTCCGTATCCATTCCCTGGTGGATATGGGCCGGAGGGCATGAAGGAGAATAGCTATGGCCGCGACATGCCCGTCCGTTGGCAAATCGAATTATCAGGCCGTATGGGCCGTGCTGGAAGACGTGAACGGTGTCCTCCAGAAGCCCACGGCAGCGGATTACATCGTCCCCCGTGGCAATGCCACCATGAACCAGACCCCGACGAACTCCGCTTCTGAAGAACTGTCTGAATCCCTGAACGTGACGGATCAGTTCCAGGACGCAGTAGAAGCCGGTGAAGCCAGCATCCCCATGTACCTGCGCCTTGACCCGTCCGGCGGTCATATGCAGGGCCATGCGCTGATCCTTGCGGCCATGGGCAAAGTCCAGGAGCCTGACGCGGTGACGGCTTCCCTGACCTCTGAGGTCGGCGCCGAGGACGATACCATCTCTGTATCAACTATTTCCGGCGGCATCCTGCCCCCGTCCGGCGTGATCGAAGTGGATACGGAAAAAGTCAGGTACTCCGGCCGCACCATCGAGGATGGCGTGGTCACGGCCCTGACCAACTGCGAACGCGGCTATGCCGGTACGACGGCTGCCACGCATGAGGCTGCGGCCAGTCTGACGCTGAAATCTCGTGTCTATATGCAGGACACCTGCCGGAACCGTGTCTCCATCTGGATGAAGAACGACCATACCGTCACTTTTGGTTCCGGCGGGGCTGTGACCATGACGGAATTTTCCATGAGCAATTCCGGCGGTCAGAACGTGGACGTGACCGTGCAATTCCAGCGCATGGGATACTCCGGGCGCAGCTTTGTTTCCGGCACGCCCAGCGGTCAGAATATCACCGTTGTGGACAGCAAGGACAGGCCGGCCGTCAAAGCGTACAGCGTTGGTGGCTACATCAAGAACACCACCAAAAATCTCGACAATAGCGGCGCTGGCTATCGCATTACGGCGGTTGACCCCGTGGCCGGTACTATCACCGTCGAGGGGACGATCACCTCCTTTGCTGAAGGGGATCAGCTCGACGCATGGACGCCTCAGTCCTCCCCGGTTGGCGAAGCTCTGGAATCCCGTCGTGCGTCCATCTATATCGATGGTCAGGTGGGTCGCATCCGTGAAGGCAGCCTTTCCATGGGCACGCCTGCCGAGTTCCTTCAGGAGATCGGCGACGAATATCCCGGCGAGGCTGTGGATACCAAGAGAGAGCTGTCCATCACCATGAACAGCTTTTTCCGTGGTGACGATGCTGCCGAGCTTGGCAAGGGGTATGACGGGTATGAGATCCCTGTCGTCGTCCGCTTCGGCAAGGAAGCCGGGAAAACGCTCTCCATCGGCATGGATCGCGTGAAAATGTCCATGCCCGAGATCGGTGTCGATGGCGCGTCCTACACTCTCGACAGGACGGGGGCCATCCTTGGTACCAAGGGCGAAGACGCCCTGTACATCGTGCAGGAGTAGCATGGTATGCCGAAGATCCTGACCAAAGCCTGCAAAAACGCGCTGTTCTTCCTGCCCTATTCCCGCGACAAGTCGGAAGGCGTCTGGTGCAAGCCTCTGACCATGACCAAGCGCAACGAGCTGCGCAGACAGGCGCAGATCGAGGCCGGTATGGATACCGACATTGCCGATGCCTACCTGACCCGTGCTATGCTGGAAGAAAGCATCGTGGACTGGAAGGGATTCTGGACGGCCGGCGGTGAGGAAATCCCTTACAGCAAGGAAGTCCTGCGCGACATGTGCGAATGCGACCCCGGCATGGCTGTGACCATGCTGGCACGCATCCTTGAAATCGCCCGTATGGGCGAGCTGGAAGACAAAAAAAACTGATCCGGTGGGTCGGGTGGTTGCTCTCACCTGCCCGGCCCACTGACTGCCGTGAATGTCGGGAGATGGCCGAGGACAACAAGGCTATCCCCGACTGTTCGAAGTGCTCCATGCCACGAGAGACAAGTGCCCTGAATGATGCGGCATGGGAGGTATGGAGCGTGCTGGATAGTCACGGCAGGGACTTTGACACCATGGCTGGGAATCCTCTCCCTTTGCGACTGGAGGCAATTGCGCTAGAATGCAGCAGGTACAGCGATCCTGACGGGATACGCTGGCGTGTCCTACTGATCGAAGATCAGGTTTTGGCGTATCGCCGGGAAAACCAGAAAAAGAAGGGAGGCAGATCGTGAGCAACGAGCCTATGCAGCAGCAGGAAGACCAGAACATCACCCCGCATATCCAGCCGCAGAACCAGAACAGCATCAAACAGGAACAGCGCGAAGCTGATGCCAAACTTCTGGACATCTTCGACAAGCGCCTTGATGCCATCGGCGGGGCCCAAAATCGTATGGGCATGTTTCTTTTGGCTCTCTGCCTGGTGGTCTTCCTGGAGACCATAGCTCTTGTCGGGGTCACGCTCTGGCACAGCTCCGCCCTTTCCCAGATGCAGGACAGCATGGAAAAGCAGAACGCTGCCGTGCTGACTGCCGTGCAGAAGATGGACGAAGAGATCGCTTCCGTTTCCGCTGAAAGCAAGGGCTGCATGGAGCGCGTCAAGAAATATGTCTGGGAGCTCAAGACGGCATTGAACCTGAAGTTCTCCCAGCAACGCAGCGGCAATGTCCCGCAACAGGCACAGGATGGCGAGGAATAGACAGTATTGCCCGGAATGTGGTGCGGCGGCCCTGACTTGTCAGAGGACGTGTCCGACGACTGTTGAGATGCACGAGCTCGAAAGCGCTCGCACGTCTATATGGCGTTGCGCATCCTGTGGCGCCGAGTTCGAGCTGCTGACACCTGCCGGAAAGCTGCGGCGCATGAAGCGTGGGAAGATGTCCCCCGATCTTTGCCGCAGGGTCTTGCGCTATCTCGGTCTTGATGCCCAGTTGCCGCGTGTTGACCAGATACAGAAAGAACTCCATCCATAGCCACGGATAACATGCGCCGCGCCGAAGGCGGCCCTATGATACCCCTATCAGTCTAACTGATGGGGGTATTTTTTTATGCAGCCAGTCCAGCCGATGGCCTCATCCTTCTACGCCTTTGCCGACGGGCAAGGTGGCATCCACATCCAGGACTTGAACGGCACGCGCCAGATCGGCGTCTCCATCGAACGCTACAAGGAGATGGAGCGCGTGGCCAATGATGCCGTGAGCAAAGCTGAGGGCTACTACAAGCAGCTCGTGGACGCCGGGCTGGTGCAGCCGAAGCTCTCCACGGAAGAACAGCTTGCCGTCCTGACGCAGCAGAATGTGGCCCTTTCGCAGCAAGTCAGCCTTCTGACTCAGAAAATTTCCAGCCTCATGGGGGGAACCGATGAACTTCCTCAGCATAGCAAAGATGCTCCTGCCCAAGAACAGCCCTCTACTGTCGAAAGTGGATCAGGCGCAGCAGCTTGCGGGCCAGTTCGCCCAGAACAAAAACGGCGTTCTTGAGCTGATGCGTCAATACAACATCGGGCAGGAGCGTTTGCAGCAGGCCGTCCAGGCTCTCAACAATCCCAAAATCTCAGGCTTCCTGAATATGGTGCAGCCTGGGTTGCCGGACAAGCTGCGCAGTGCCGCACAGGAAATCGCTGCGGAAGTTCCTGCTCAGGGCGGAGCGTCAACGCCACAACTCCCGGCGTCCGGCAGTTCCGATGTGGATGAGCTGCGCAAGCGCCTGTCGAAATTTTAGGACGCGATGCGGGCAATCCCGCCCGCTGCGAAATCCATATATGGAGTAACCCATGTACAGCAACGATGGTTCCATGAGCACCTGGGGCATTTTCCTGTTCCTGCTGATCCTGTTCGGCCTGTTCGGCGGCAACCGCTGCGGCGGCGGCCTGTTCGGGGGCTGGAACAACGGCGGCTGCGGCTGTGGTGTCGTTCCCGGTGCGCTGGCCTACGGTGAAGGCCAGACCGACCGCGACGTGCTGAAGCTGGAGACCGCCATGGTCAGCGCCAATGCTTTGTCCACCGCCCAGCTTGAGACCGGCATCCGCGAGATCATCAACAACCAGAACAAGAACACCGCCGCCATTCTGGAAGGCCAGAAGGACCTGTACATCCGCGACCTGGAACGTGTGGCCACGCAGCAGTTCATCACCAGCCAGAACGAGCAGACCCGCAACCTCATCACCCTGGCCACCGCCAATCAGGAAGCCAAGAGCGCCGCTGAGGCCTGTGCCCTCAACAATCGCCTGGCGCAGATCGAGGACAAGATGCTCAAGGCCCCGCAGTTCACCCCGTTCGGCGGTCTGCCGCTGATCGGCTGCGCCAACTATGGCGGCTGGAACGGCGGCTGCTGCCCCACCACGGTGTAGTCTGACCGGATTCCTCCCCCCTGTAACGGCCGCCGTCCCTGCTGCATGGCGGCGGCCGTTTTTATCCTCAACTGCTCTGCCGGAGGCTTGACATGAGCAACTGCTGCAATCCCGTCCCGGTACTCACGGTGACGGGAATCACCCTGAACACCACGGCCAATACGGCCACGCTCACCACCAGCAACCCGCTGCCGAAAAGCGGCTGCTTCAACCTGCGCATCGCTGGCGGCCCGTGCTGCGTCAAGATCGATCCTTGCGCAACGGAACAGGTCATCGTGACTGACGGCACCACGACCTACAGCAATGTGTACGGACGTTGCGGTAACTACCTCCAACTCGGCCAGATCGCCGGCAACGTGCGCCGCTGGAACTGCCTGCACTTCGTCGTGACCACGACCCCGGCCGGCAACCTCCAGTGCTTGGACAAGCTGTGCCCGCCGCGGGTCGGTGCTGACGTGGTGACGGGCGTGACCGTGACCACCACGACCAGCGCCGGTTAGCAGGTGGCGGCCATGAACCCCTTGTTCTCGTTTCTGCTGGGGGCTGCAGCCACTGCGCTGCTTACTACCGATAGCGGCCGCAAGCTGGCTGACCGGATCGGCGAACTGGCCCAGACCGCCATCAAGGAAAAGTACGACGAAGCCGTGGCCGTCCTCACACCCCAGGAAAAAGACGGCGCCATCGATGACGCCCAGGAAGAAAAGGAGCACGAAGATGAGCGAAATGCGTGATAAAGTGATGAAGATCCGCTGGTGGGCCCTGAATCAGGCGTGCGACATCGCCAATAGCGGGCGATGTCCCTCCCGTGACGACATCGTGATGATGTACAAGCTCGTGGACATCCTCAAGGACACCCACGAGATCGAGAACCTGGCCATGCACAATGCCGAGCTGGCCGAGCATGCCGTGACCCGCATGTGCGAGATGCACCCCGGTTTCGGTATGCCCGCCGCGCACCATGAGCATGAGGCGGCCCAGGCTGCCAAGGCCTAGCTTGACCTGGCGGCAGAGAGCGACTAGGCTGGAACTCTCACTTTCCGGTTGGTTTTATCCCGTGCTGTGATCTGCCTGCCAGGTACGATCAAAACAAAGCCCCCGCTCCATGACGGAACGGGGGCTGTTGCAACATGCCTTGAAGGCCAGCAGTTTTTTCCATATACTTTTTTCGCCTCCCCAGACAGCGCGAAGTCCTGCCCCGTGAGGAGGTGGTGCACATGCTGAAGATCAGCGTGTCCATCAAGGTCACTGCCGGAGCTGTGGCCCTTCTCCTGACTGTCCTGCTGCGTTCGTGCAGCTAGTGATATTGGAAAAGGTTCGGCCCCGGTAGTTCGGCAAAAACTACTGGGGCCGCTAAAACTTAAACCGACAACAGGTTTGGGTGAGGCGCTGGGTTCGCGCGGGGCGGAAGGTGTTACCAGCATCTTCCGCCCTTTTTTTGTAAGCATCGCCTGAAGGCCATGTCAAGTGGTATTTTGTTGGCATGGCCTTCCAGCATCCCGGCATCTTCCGCCTATCCGAAGGCGAACAAGGTGCCGGTACAGAGCAGGAGCAGCGCCACGATGCCCAGACCGAAGCCGAAGATCATCAGCTTGACGCCTGCGAGCTCCTGCCGGAGCGTCCAGCGGTCAACGGGATCTGGGGAAGTGGGGTTCGGGCGGCGGCCTTCGACGCGGAACTCCTGCCCGTTCACGGTTATCCTGACCACGGTGCCGTCGGCGGTGGTGAAAGTCTCGGACTTGACGCTTGCCATGACACACCTCCTATCGGCCAAGGGTCAGCATGGTACGGGCTGAGGATTCCAGGGCCCGCAGGGAGTAATCCAGCGCACCGGCGCAATCCTCCATGCTCTGGAAGGCGGTCAGGCCCGTGCGGCGGGCCGGGCTGAACATGTCTCCGGGCTTGCGGGCAGCGGGCAGGGAGCGACGGGCCAGCAGGAACAGGGCTTCCTCGTGGCGGTGGATGTGGCGGATATGCTCACGGATGGCGGCCAGGTGGCCTTCCACGTCATCGGGGGATGCGGGGGAAGAGGGCAGGGCCGTGGCCGGGGCCGGAGCGGGCAGCGCGTCGATACGCTTCTGCACCCAGTCGATGGCGTCCGGTATCCACTCCTGCGGCAGCTCCTTGATATTGGCGAGGTTGAAGGCGGCCTTGAGCTGGTTCCAGCAGGCGGCGAAGGGCAGGCCGGATACCTGGGCCCACGAGCCCACCAGCGCCCGCAATGGCTTGCGGTCAGCCACGCTGGATGGCGTGATGGAGAGGGTGCCGGTGAAGTCGTCGGGGGTGGGGGAGGAAGAGGCGGCGCGCTGTTCGGCGTCGAGCTTGTCCAGCACGTCCAGCACCCAGCGGCGGAAAGCCTTGGCCACCGGCGTGCGGGCGAACATGGCCACGAGATGGCAGCCGCGAAGGGAGAAGATGCGGGAGGGGGCAGGGGTATCCGTGGTACTCAAATTGATGACCACGCTCATATCATTGGAGAATTCGTCCTGATTTCGGTTGTAGATATTTGAGACGGATTTTTCTGAAGAGTACCCAAGGGCACGCGCCAGCTCTACCGAGCGAATCCAGGGGCTGTTCTGGTGGGGGATAGGGGACAGGGTGATGCCGTTGAAGGTCAGGGCCGTTGTCATAGAGAACCTCGCTACGGTTTCTGATTGGCGTTGGCAGGACGCAAAAAAGGCCGGGAGCTCAGAACCGCGTAGCGTGCGGCAGGGGCATTACTGCTTACCTACTCCCGGCCAATATTGAATATGGCAATAATACCATACTTCTGGCACGAAAAAAGCCATTGACAAGCGGAATGGCGACCGTCGCTACGGAGTTTCTGAGGCTCCATGCGGAGACAACGCCATAAAACGCGGGGAATGTCAAGATGAAAAATCTTCAATGTGATTTAAGCGTGCGATGATTTCTTTGCTGGGCTGAAAATTGATAAAATTTATGGACTCTGAACCAACTCTATGAGTTCTTATGTATATCCTTCCTATATGGGAAATCCCAAATCCATGCCCATTTGCAATAGAATTAGCCATTTTCAAACATATTGTTTCCCATATCATTGCAGACAGTTCTTCGGAAAGTCCGCTTACGCTTCGTATTGCATCAATAAATTCTTGCTGTTTCATAATAAAAAAGCGGGGAGAGATCCCCGCATGTGTTTGTGAAAAGTGAAAGGCGTCCGTTCCTAGAGGAGTTTTCGAGGCTCCGTGGGGAGAGGACGCCACAAAATGAGGGGAATGTCAAGGGGAAAAACTCTTGACTTTTGTAGCCATTTGGCTACATTTGTCCCATGAACACCATCTACAAATCAGAAATTTTTTCCCGATGGTTTGATTCCTTGGCTGACACGCGCGCCAGGGGTGCCATCCTTGCCAGAATACGGCGGGCCGAACTGGGAAATTTCGGCGACTGCAAGCCGGTGGGGGAAGGCGTTTCTGAAATGCGCATCCATGTGGGGAAAGGGTACCGTGTCTATTTTATGCGGGATGGTGAGCGGGTCTATCTACTTCTCGCCGGGGGAGACAAGGCCAGCCAACAGAAAGACATCACAACCGCCCTCACTCTGGCGCGAGAAAGGAGGGAACTCCAATGAAGTTCACGAAGTTTGATGTGGTGGATTACCTTGGCAGCGAAAAGGATATGGCCGCCTATCTCTCCGCTGTCCTGGATGAAAACGATCCTGATCTACTGCTTGCCGCACTTGGGGATATTGCACGAGCCAAGGGAGTGGCAAGACTGGCGGAAGATTCCGGTCTGAACAGAGAGAGCCTTTACAAGGCGTTGCGTCCCGGTGCCAAGCCGCGCTTTGATACGGTGTTCCGCATCATGGCTGCACTGAATATCAAGATGCAGGCCACTGTGGACGTCTAAACGGCGTCATTCACAAAAATGCAGCGCCCGGCAATACGAGTTGTCGGGCGCTTTTTTCGTCAAGCTCCCTTGCGCGACTTACTGCTGCGTTATAAGGTACGGCAGGAGGTAATTATGCGTAAATTTATTCTTTTGCTGGGATTGGCGGTGGCGGTCGCATTTGGTGGCGGATGTGCGGGAACTTTGCCCACAAATTCCTATACTCCTCAAAATATTGTTAGGACAGAAGGTCGTATTGATATGGGTGATTTTGTTTATATGCCTTTAAAAACAGACAAGCGTATAAAAAAATCAAATCAGATTCAAAATACAGCTCTTGGTAGTATCTATATGGCAACAGATGTTTCCGATTTTATTAAACGTGGGAATGCTCTTGAGCTTGAAAAGACAGGTGTAGTCCTTGATGTAAATTCGCCAATAAAGTTAAATGCGAATATCCATGAGTTAATGTTTGACGATCTTGGGTATTCTGTAGATGTAAAATATAAAATTCAATATATTATAGAAAAAAAGAATGGCAATGAAATTATATTCGACAAGACATTTTCGCCGTCTCCCAAAAAAATAGGGAAATATGGTGACGCATCAGACTACGCAAACGTTGTAAATGATATTGTTCTTGCAGGATATGATATGTTTATCAGAGAACAGTCCGTTCAAACTATTTTCCATAACTCACTGACGTCACCTATCCAAAAATAGTAAATTAGGCCAGTTCAGAAATACAAGGCCCGGCATCACGCCGGGCCTTTTTATCGTGGAGGCTACCTGTTCCCGTCAAGCATTTCTATGGCTTTGACGATCTCCGAGGCTTGAGCTGTGGTCTTCACCGCCGCGCCCGAGGCAGAGACCATGAGCATCCCGTTGCCGCTCGTGGCTTCCGTGAGGTTGATCCGCACGCAGTACACGGCATCCGCGCCCAGCTTGAGGGCTTCCAGCTTCATCATGGACAGCGCTTCTTTTTCTGCGGCCCGCGCCTTTTCAAGATAGGCGTTGGACTTCATGCCGAAGGTGTCCGTCACCGCCGAGAAAAGCGACGTGAATGGGCCAGTGCCCAGGATGCAATAGCCCGTGACGAGGCCGCGATCTTCTCCGGCAGCGGGGACTGGCGAGGGGGAAGAAAACATTTTTTCTGCCGCAGAAACAATGGGCGATATAGGGTGGATGGAAAGAACTTTTTCTGGCTGTTCCTTTTTTGTCTTTTCTACCAGTTTTTTTAGGCAATCAAGACACATCCCGTTTTTGTAGACACCAAAAGCTTGCCCTTCATCCAAAAGTTTTTGGAATGGTTCAGCTTTCCCTGTAAATCCGCCAACTTTCTCCCCACAAACTGGGCATATTCCCGCCATAAAAACCTCCTTGTCTGCTGTCCCATGACTCTATCTACCGTCTATGGTGTGGGCAAGGGAAAATCTTCCAGATTCAATTTTTCTCTTTCCCGCCTGTGGTCTGGCTCATGGTGTATGATTTTCGCAAAAATCGGAGACACCATGCCAGTTATCAGCCTCAGGATGGACATCAGCGCCCTGAAAACAGGGGCGAACCAAGCAAACAGCACACTGGATGCCATCGCCAAAAAGGCGGATAGCGCCAGCGACAGCACGAATCAGCTTGGTTCATCCCTTGCGTCCGCTGCCAAACAGGTTCTTGCGCTGGTAGGAGCCTACAAGGCCCTTGAGGGCATGAAAGGGTTTGTTCGGCGCGGTATCGAGTTCAACTCTACCATCGAGCAAAGCCGCATCGGCATGGCCTCCCTGATCGCCACTATGGCGAAGCTCCAAGACGAACAGGGCCGCACTCTGGAAGGCGCTGAAAAATACGCCGCAGCCCAGTCCGTAGCAGCGGACATGATGAAGGAGATACAGCGGCTCGGCCTTGAGACGACAGCGACCACACAGGAACTTGTGCAGGGCGTGCAAAACGTGATGGGCGCTGCGATGAATGCCGGGCTGAAACTTGAGCAAATCCCCAAGTTCGCCGTTACCGCAGCTCAAGCCATGCAGGCGATGGGGATTCCGCTTGTACAGATGCGGACGGAAATCGAAGCTCTACTGACCGGCAATATCAATAAGGCCCAAGACCTTCTTGCTCCGCGCCTCGGAATAGACAAGGCGACCATTGAAAGCTGGAGACAGCAGGGCATCCTGTATGAAAAGCTCATGGAGAAAATGGCGGCTTTTGAACAGGCCGGAAAAGACGTTGCCCAGACATGGCGCGGTCTGACGAGCAATTTCTCCGAAGCGATGGACGTTCTTGCCGGCCAGTCTGCGCAGGGTATCTCCGGGAACCTCAAGGAAGCAGTTACCGAACTCCAAAAGCTACTGCTGACGACAGAAGGGGGAGCTCCGCGTATCAGCGAGGATTTTGAGCATATCGCCAAGGTCATCACGCGCGTTGAGGACGCCCTCGGCGGCAGCATCCTTTCCGCAGCTCAAGGCTTCGCATCCGCCGTGCGCGGGATCAATGACAGCATTGGCGAGATGGGGGGCACGGAAGCCCTTTGGGGGCGCACTGAAACCGCCATCGCCACCGTCTCCGCTGCCCTCGCATCGCTCACTGTCGTTCGGAAGGCTGGGGTAGCCGAAAGCATCAAGGCCAGCCAGCAGCAGGTGGCCGCTTATGAGCAAAGCAAGAGGGCCGCTCAGGAAGAGGCCAAGGCCTCCTATGAAGCGGCCAAGGCAGCCAGAGAGGCTGCGGCTGAAGAAGCTCGGCTTGCACAGCTTGCCGTGGGCAGGGCCGAAGAACGGGTAGTTTATACCAGGGAAATCTCGAAAAGCGCTGTGACGGCCCGCCAGCAGGCAAGGGCCCTCAGCCAGCAGGGTGAAGCGTGGAGAGATCTTTCATCGGCTCAGGCAACGGCCAAGAGCGCGTCTGATTCCCTGAAAGCCGCAGACCTTGCCCTTTCCAAAGCAGAAGCCAACCTTGAAGCGACCACCAAAGCAGCGACAAGCGCCTCTACCGCAAGGGGAAGAGCCCTTGCCGCCAGTTCCGCGCTATGGACAGGCGCTGTCGATACTCTGACGGCAGGAGCCACAAGGCTTGGCAGTGCGCTGAAAGCCCTTTGGGCCGGTCTGGGCGGCTGTGTGGGCGTGGTGATCACGGCAATCACCGCCGGTATCACCTACCTTGCCACACGGCAGGACGATGCCGCGCGCGCCACGGAACTGCACACCCAGGCCCAAAAGGATTACGAGGCTGTCGCCAAGTCGGCAGCAGATGAAACAGGCAAGCTGTCTGGCAAGCTGTCCGAGCTTGAGAGACAACGCCTTGCAATAGCTAAGGCCAAAGCAGGAGAGGCCTATCAGCTCCAGATGAAGGAGCTTTCAGATGCTATTGATGGCGTTATCTCCAAGGCAGAAAGCGCTAAAGCATCTTTGACCGGTCTTGGCGTTGATACAAGCTATTCCGATGGGTTGCTTGAATATGCCGATACCCTCAAGGGCATGATGGCCCTTCTGGAAACGGGCAGCATGTCTGTTGACGAGTTCCAGGAACAGCTTGCCAATTTGCGTTCCGCCGCTGTCGAGGCCGGATATGGCAACAGCGAGTTCGTCAAAAGCCTCGACCAGATCAATGCCGCTGATGGTATTGCTGATAAACTAGGGAAACTGGCTGAGTTTTTGGGGCTTGTTGATAAAAATGCCCGTGGCGCGGCCTCCGGTATCAAGGAGCTCAACACAGCGGCCAACAGCATCAAGGGGCTGGACGAGGCCCTGAAGCAAAGCGAGTTCGTCAAGTTCACCGGCAAGCTGTCCGCGGAAAAGCGCAGCGCCGCCAGCTTCCTTGAGAACACGGTCAAGCTGTCGAAAAACCAGATCACGGCGGCCCTTTCCGGTGATTTCTCCGGGTTTTCCGAGGAAGACGCCAAGAAGATCAGGGCCATCATCAGCAACGTTTCATCCGGGAAATCCGGTGGCGCGGCGTCTTCCATCCAGTCCGCACAGCGCAGTATCGCCGAGCTGCGCCGCGAGATCGAGCAGATGCAGGGCAATTCCACGAAGACCGTCTCCGACCTTGCCAAGAAGTTCGAGGACATCGCCAAGGCCGGGAAGGCCGCCGGCCTGTCTGCCGAGCAGGTCAGGAGCTTGCAGCAGGAGTACAAGGACGCTTTTCAGGCCAAGACGCTTGAGGACTTCAACAAAGAATTGCTGCAAGCCCAGGGCAACACCACGGCCCTGAAAAACATCCAGATCGCGGAGACCCTGCGCGGCTGGACGCAGCAGTTCGAGGCCGCCGGGATGACGGCTGAACAGTATGCCCCCAAGATCGCCCAGCTCAAGACGGCCCTTGAGCAGCAGCAGGGGTACAAAGACCTCCAGACCGCCGCAGACTTTTACAAGGAACTTGGCGATCTCTCCGGGGAGTACGGGGAATCGCTGGAGTATCAGAACAGGCTCATCGAGCAGCAGGCGCAGCTTTGGTTGCAGACAGGCATCCCGCTGTCTGATGTGGAACGGCGCGTTGAGTTGATGCGCGAAGAAATGGCCCGTGATCCGTTTAGCGGTATGATGCGCGGGGCGCGGAAGTGGGCAGCAGAGACCACGGATTATGCAGCAAGTATCGAAAGTGCTTTGACCAGTGCTTTTGATAACGCGACGGAAGCTTTGGCGAATTTTGCATTGACCGGCAAGATGAATATTGCTGATCTTGGCAATTCCATCCTGCAAATGCTTGCCAGGATCGGTGCGCAACAGGCTATCGGTGGGATCGTTGGTGGTTTGGTAAAAGGTCTCGGCGGATTGTTTGGCGGGGACTTGGTTGGTCAGGCCCAAGAGGTCATGAGTTTTATCCCCGGCATCGCCCATTCCGGCTGGTATGTGGGGTGCGAGGCCCCGACAGACGGTTTTCGTGCTGTCCCGGCCATGGCCTTTGCCGGTGCGCCGCGTTTGCATTCCGGCGGTGGCTGGTTTGCCCAGGATGAATACCCGGCCATATTGCAGCGTGGTGAGCGTGTGCTCAATCGGGATGAGACCGCAGCTTACCATGCGGGCATGGCCGCCGGCGGGAACAGAGGGAACAGTAGCAGCAGGGAGCCTGCCGTGTATGTGACCATCAACAATACGACCGGCGAACCGGTCAGCACGCAGCGCAGCCGCGACGGAAACGGCAATACCAATATCGAGGTCCTGGTGGGGAGTGTGGTGGCAAAGAGGCTTGCTAACCCTGGGACTGAGGTAAACCGTGCCGCCAGGGCGATAACCGGATCCCGTCAATCCGTCATCGGGAGGTAGGAATCATGCCAGCGCCCATATGGCCTCTTGATCTGCCGCAGAAGCCGTTGCAGTCAGGATACAGTGACAAACTGCCCAACAACCAGCTCCGCAGCGAGATGGATAGCGGCCCGGACAAAGTGCGTGGCAAGGGTAAGGCCGAAGTTGAAGTTGATACCGTGACCTATGTGCTGAGAAACGCGCAGCGTGACCTGTTCAAGAGCTTCGTGCGGGATACGCTCCAGGGAGGCGTCCTTTGCTTCGATTGGCCACACCCTACGCTGGGGCGGTATGTGCGCGCCAGAATCGTAGCGTCTTCTGACGGCCTGGCGAGTCTCCAGCCTTATAGCAATACGCTTGCATGGCAAACGACCCTGACCGTGGAGTATTGGCCCGATGCCACTATCGCCTGATTTCAAGCGCGCCATCTTCTCGCAGACGACGGGGGAACGGGACGTGGTGTTGTTTACCATCACGCATCCCCGCTGGACGGACACGCTGCGCTTGTCCACAGACCAGACCGTGCAGAATGGGGAAGACCCCGAGACGGCTGAACCCATCTGGGGAACATGGAGCCGTGGGGAGTTTTACCGCTATCTGCCCATTTCTCCGACCGTGCCGTCATCCAGTGACGAAGAGGCCCCGGCGGGCAGCGTGTCCATCTCCAATGTCGGCAATGCCGTCTCGCCTTACCTGCAAATCGTGGACAGCACCTACCCTCGCGTGACGGTAGAGGTGGTCATGTCGTCCACACCGGACATCGTGGAACAATGCTGGCCCGAACTCGACCTGACGCAAGCAAGTTGGGACCAGATCTTGGCTGACATCACCTTTGGTATGGATACGGCCAATCGCGAGCCATGTCCGTGGCTGCGATTTGTCCCGGCATATTTCTACAACCTGACAAGCTGAGGCAGATATGGACGTGCGGAAATATCTCGGCATCCCCTTTGCGGATCATGGGCGCAGCCAGGACGGTTGCGACTGCTGGGGCCTGTGCTGCCTTGTTTACCAGCAGGAATGGGGGCTCACATTGCCGGATATGGGGGACAGCTACAGCGACGCATACGCTCGTGGTGAGGTGGATGCGGCTTTTTTGGCGGAATCCGCTGCCGGGTGGTGCGTTGAGGTGACGGGGCAGGAGTACAAGCAGGGGGACATCATGGTCTTTCGGCGGGGGGGTCTGGAAAACCATGCGGCCCTGTATCTTGAGCCCGGGAAGATGCTGCACCAGCTTGATGGCGCGCAGTCCTGCATCGCGCGTTACGATTCGCCCCTGTGGCGTAATAAACTGAGCCGGGTTTTTCGCCATGTCGCAAAGATCTGACATCACCGTTGCCGGTATCCGTTTTGACGGCGCAGCCTCGTACAAGGCTGTTGCACTGCCGGGAAAGGATCTTGAGTCCATCGTGATGGACGCCCTGCAGGCCATGCGGCGTGAGGGGCGCTATACCCGCGCGCAGGCCCGCGAGCTGATGCGGTACTCTGCCGCCCGCGTCAATGGTATCGTCATTCCGCGCAAGGACTGGGCTGATACCGTGCCGCCTTCCGGAGCATGCATCGAGATCAGGCGCGGCCTTCGTGGTGGTGGCGGTGGTGGGAAGGGTGGCATCGGTGCCATTATTGGTATCATCGCCATCATCGGTGCGGCCATTGTTGCCCCCATCGTTGGCCCTGCCCTGGCTGCCGGTATTGGCGTGTTTGAGGCTACCACATGGACTGGCATCGTGGCCGGCGGCTTCATGTTGCTTGGTGCAGCAGCCAATATGCTGTTCCCTGCCGCGCAGCCCAAATTGCCATCCATCCAGGATAACAAGCAGGAAAGCCAGACCTATTCCATCTCCGGTGCCCGCAACGCGGCCAACCCCTATGGCTACGTCCCGCTGGTGTTGGGGAAACATCGCCACACCCCACCGCTGGCTGCCAAGAACTGGACGTCCTGGGAGGGGGATGACCAGTTCTTTCATATGTGCGTTGCCTGGGGGCATGCCAATATTGCAGTGGATGATTTTCGCATCGGTGAGACGGCTTTGGGGAACTATAAGGATGTTGAGCATGTCTTCCATGCTGCGACGACCGGCGATGACCTCAAGCTGTTCGCCAAGTCCTACAATGAGCAGTCGGTAGGGGCGAAGCTGCTGCAGAAAGAAGAATGGACGACGCGCAGTATCGGAGAGGCTGAGGATATTTCTGTTGACCTTGCTTTCCAGAGTGGTCTTTGCACCATCGACAAGCAGACAGCGGAGCAGGGATGGCGAACCATCAAGGTCAAGATCGAATATTCACCCACGGGAGAGGATGCATGGGAAAGCCTTGTCCCGGTGAACCAGTTCAGTATTACCGGCGGTGAAAGCGGCTGGTTGAGCCTGTTCGAGTATAGAAAATATAAAATAAGCTGCAACGAAGACGGCAAGCTGCTTTTCGGTTCTTCGTCAGGGAAATATCAGGTTTATCCTGATAAAAATGAGTATATCGATTGCTCTGTCAGGGTCGAAGAAGAAGAGACAGAGCCTGATGAATACGGGAATCGTGGGAAGGCTTACAATATCATCGTTTCAGATGGTGAATATAACGATGGCGGATATATCCCAGTCTCCGATCACAGGCTGAAATACCTCGTTAAAAACTACCGGATCACAGGCCTTGAAAAGAAAAAATACGACGTGCGCGCCCGGCGTATTACGGAAGACACCGACAGTCAATATATCAAGGACGAATGCACATGGTCTGTGGTCAGGGCCATCGTCAATCAGCCTGCATTCAGCACTCCCGTGCCGATTTGCGTTTCTGAACTGCGTATTCGGGCAAGCGAACAGATCCCGCAGTATATTGACGACTTCAACGCCTTGGCTGTGTCCGTGGTGCCGGACTGGGATGAAGAGCGTGGCGAATGGATAGAACGGGAGACCAGCAACCCTGCCAGCCTCGCACGATTCTGCATCACATCGCGTGCGGCCTTGAATGAGCCGTATTCCCTTGCCAAGTTGGACGATACCGCGTGGCAAGAGTTCTGGCGGTACTGCGATCAGCGCGACTATCAATTCAATTTCATCTGCGATTCCGAAGAAGCATTCTGGCTACGAATCACGGATATTCTGGCTCCAGGGCGCGGCGGCTTTGTGGTCAATGAGGGCCGTTTTCTGCCTGCCATCGACAGGACAGGGCTTGTGCCGGTGCAGATGTTCACCCCGCGAAATAGCTGGGGGATGAAGGTCAGTCGTGATTTTTACGACCTGCCCCACGCCCTGCGCGTGTCGTTTGTTGATGAGACACGGGACTATCAGACGTTTGAGAATTTCGTCTACGCTGACGGCTATGATGCCACCAACGCCACGCATATCATCGAATGGGAATTTCCGGGCGTCACCTCATGGGAACGCATCTGGCGGCAGGGGCGCTACTACCTCGCCAAGCTGCTGCAACGCCCCCTCACGTTGACGTTTAGCACTGACTGGGAGTGGTTGGCCTGCCGTCGTGGCGATCTTGTGGGGATCGCGTCGCCTGTCTTGCTCAACACCTTCGGCACGGCCCGTATCGATGCGCTGCTGTACGATGTGGACGGGCAGCGTGTTGCCGTGCGGTATGCGGAGAACGCGCCGATGGACGAGGACGGCAATCCCCTGCCCGTCATCGGTGTGCGCCTGGATGACACCGTGATTTTCAGCCAGCAGGGGCGCTACGGCATCGCCATCCGTGACAACGCCGGGAAGCTGACGGTCTACGAGGTGCAGCCCAAAATCGGCAGCGAGACCGCAGACATGGTGTTTATGGCCCCGTTGTCCGCAGGTAATACGCCGGAGCCTGACCAGCTCGTGAGTGTGTCCATCCTGGGAGATGAGTATGCGGAATATCTTGTGGCCGCTATCCGGCCCGGTGAAAAGCTGACGGCTGAGATCACCTGCATCCCGTACAACGCCGAGGAAATCGAGGCAGCAACGGAAGGCGAAGTGCCGCCGTGGGAACCGCCCATTTATCTGCCGGGCATTTCTGGCGACAAACTGCCGCAACCGTCCATCGTGGCCATCCGTTCCGATGAGAGCATGCTGATCCGGGATTCTTCCGGCGGAAGTCAGCCGCAAATCGGTGTCTGGTGGAAGCTGCCTGTAGTGCCGACGGAACCGTTTACCGTGCAGGCAATCGCTGTTTCCGATGGTCTGCAAAGCAGTGGCACCGCAGGACAAGGCGATGATTTTGTGGCTATCGGCAATGTGGTCGAAGGCAAAGTCTACTCGGTGCGCGTCCGCATCATCTCTTACAGCGGCAAAACATCCGCATGGTCTGCAGTCGTACAGCACAAAGTTATCGGTCGCACCACGCCGCCCCCAGCCCCGGATGCCATCTGGCTGGACGGGATGCGGCTTAACATCGTCCAGAACAACCGACCTCTCGACGTTGTTGGGCATGAGGTCTGGATGGCTTTCGACGCTGATGATCCGTTTTCGTCCGCCCTCAAGCTGTCGAATCCCTACACCGTCACGGGCACGTTTGATTTGAGCCCGTGGGCAGGCCATGCGCGGCGCGTTTACGTTAGAACCATCGACGAACTGGGGTTGACCAGCGAGCCGGTGGCCCTGTCCATCAACCTCGGCGATGTCGCGCTGGCTAACGTCCTGATCCAGTTCTCGGAGTTCGACCGTGTGTGGCCGGGGGATAAGGTCGGCTGCGCCATACAGCCTGATGGCAAGCTCAAAGCCATCGAAGACGCTTTTCTTTGGCCTGTCGTGGATGCTGCGGCGCTGTGGCCGACGATGGCGGACGCGCACCTGTGGCCATCCGGCAATGGACAATCCCTGATCTATTCCTGGACGTTGTACATCGAGCCGGAGTACGCCGGGGCCCAGGTGTCAGTGTTTCCGCAGGCGCTGGCCGGGAATCTTGTGTCCATCGAGATGCGATTGTGGCAGGAGGGTGATCTGTGGCCTGCAGAAAATGCCGAATCGTTGTGGCCTTCGGTCGATGCGGCATCCCTCTGGCCTGTGCCCGTCAAAACTGATTGGCAGGCCATGCCGGACAAGTATACCACATCCGGTGCGGAAACCATCGAGTTCCGCGTGACATACAAGGCGGGCGTCCCGGCTCATCTGGCCGACATCGTGACCGTCATCGATGTGGAGGACAGGGAGCATCGCGTGGAAGATCTTGCCGTGCCTGTTGAGGGTGTGCATCTCCCTGTGCCGGAGGGGTATTTCCGGGCGGTCAAGTCGGTCACTTTTGGTCTGCAATATATTGAGGGGCAGAAGGGGCTGAATGTGGTTCGGTACCCAGGGACGGAAGTCGTTGGGGAAGACGGATTCTTGACCGATGGGCCGCTTGTGCGTGGCCTTGATTCCAACCTGCAAGCAACTGCCGTCAACATCGACGCGCTGATAAAAGGATACTAAGGAGAGCTATACAATGGGAAAAGTTGCTGACCTTTCCGTTTACACTCCCGGCGGGCAACCCGGTGCGCCGAACCCCAGCGAGGGGCTGGCCGTCCTGCGGCAAAACCAAACGGCTTTTATGGAGACCATCGGCGTCATGCCGCCGGAATCACTGACCATTGCTGATGGCGCTATCAGCCCCACGACTGCCGTGTGCATCGTTGATACCGAAGGTGGTGCGCCCGCCGATGACCTAGCGACCATCAACGCGACGCTTTCTGATGGCAGCACCTTGCACGACGGCATGGTCATCCTGCTGTCGGCGAAAGACGCATCGCGTGTCGTGACCGTCAAAAACAGCGATGCGCCCAACGGGGTGAAAACGGTTGATGGCAAAGACATTGCTCTGTCCACGGAATGGTCGCTTGTTTTGCAGTATGTCGGCGGGGTATGGCAGCAACTCAATGTCTCGGCACCGCTCAAGCCTGCGACGGCGTCCATATTGGGGGGCGTAAAACCGCAGGGCGGAGATGGTGCGCTCAATGTCGATGCGCAAGGCAATCTGAGGGTCGAAAAAGCTACAAAAACGCAGCGCGGCAGTGTGCTGGCCAGCGAGATAGCGCAGTCTAGCACAGTTCCGCAGGCAGGAGCCGATGGTAAAATTGCGAATGACTGGCTCCCGTCCATCCTATGTAACACGCGCGAGATACTGACCTCGTCGGGCACATATCTCGCTCCTGTAACGGGCTGGTATCGCCTGGAACTTCGCGGCGGCGGCGGTGCTGGTGGTGCCGGGAATACAACGAATAAAAGCTACGGCGGAGGCGGTGGCGGTAGCGGTGGTATCCTTGTCGATTACGCCTATCTGACGCAGGGGGAAAGTTACTCCTACATAATCGGTGCTGGTGGTGAAGCTAAGAAGGAATTTGCCTCGGGCACAGGCGGAGATGGGGGAGAAACATCATTTACGACCACTTCCGGTAAAAAGTCTATTTCCGGCGGAAAAGGCGGAGGGAATCGTGGAGCGTCGGCACCTGCTGGTATTTCTGGTGGTGATCCTGGGCCTGGTGGTTTCCCCGGCGGAATTGCAGGTTTTGATACAGACGCAGACAACCTCCCCGGTGGATCTGGTGGGATGGGAGTAACTGCGGCTCTGAGCGGTTATACACCAGGGCAATATGGTAGTGGTGGCGCTGGTGGATACTCTGGCCAGCTTGGTCACGATGGTGTGCAGGGGTGTATCATCCTTGACTATTTCGACCCTGACAAGGAGGCCGTATAATGCCTGTTTTTTATAGCCCCGAAGGCAACCCAGAGGTTTGGGAACAAAAACCTGATGGATATTTTACGTCGGAAGAATGGGCCGCAGCACATCCTGATCCGGCGCCTGTCCCCCCGACGGAAGCGGAACTTTTCCAACAGCTCCGCACCGAGCGTGACCGGCGTCTTACCGCCACCGACTACCTGCTGATGCAGGACTATCCGCTGGATAATCCCCTTAAAGAGGCTGTGCAGCTCTACCGTCAGGCCCTTCGGGATCTCCCGGCCCAGTCCGGTGCGCCCTGGGATGGCGGCGGCGAGGCCACGCCGTGGCCGGAGCTGCCTGCAGGTCTCAAAATATAGGCAGCAGGCACGATGATGCAGCGTCTCATGGGAGGTGCGGGATGACTGTGGAGATGGATCAGGAGAGCCATCTGCCGGTGCATGACGGCATGGTGGGCGCGGGTGTCAAATTTGAGCGCGTGCGGCGAATCACCGGCTATCTGGTGGGCACGCTGGACCGCTTCAACAACGCCAAGCGCGCCGAGGAAAGCCAGCGCGTCAAGCACGGGCTGGGCGGCGGGAAGTGAGTATCTGGGCACTCTGTGGATAGGAGTGGGAGCATGGGAAAAACAAGTGAGCGTTGTCCTGGATGCGGGGCCCATGTGCCTGTTTGCAGGACGTTCGTGGTTCCGGCCCGTTTTGGTGAGACCTGCAAAGATCGCGAGATCGACTGCGTGCGCTACCAGCGGCTTGTTTGTCCTGTCTGCGGCATGACGGGTGACAGGTCCGTTTTTGTGGGGCGGACGCATTGGGAAGAGGAAAAAGGCAAGTCTGCGCTGTCCTGAAAGGAGGATATCGAACAGCCTATATCCTTGTGCGATACTCTAGTCCGGTGTGGGATTCCCCCATGCCGGACTTTTTTATCAAGGTGGCCTCTCATGGCTGAATTTGCTTCCAAGGGTGTGGCGAACGCCGGGCTTGTCACTGGTATCATCGGTACTTCTCTTGGCGTGCTCAACAACGGCGGTCTGAACCTGGGCGGTATTCTGGGCGGCAACACTGCCGGCGGCGTCGCCCTGGGCGTGATGGCCGAAAAGGATGCCAAGATCGCGGAACTCACGGCGGAAAAGTATGCCGACGGCGTAGCCAAGGATGTGTACATCCAAGCCCTTGCCGACAACAAGTCCGTGCGCGAAGAGCTGTATGCCTTCATCAAGCCCCTGTCCGAAGAAGCGGCCAACAACCGCGTGAACGTGGCCCGCATGGAAGAGCAGATCAAGTGCCTGAACCAGAAAATGGACCTGCGCGAACAGATTGTGCTGGGCAAGGTCAATGAAGTGGCCCTTACCGCCAACAACGGTCTGACCGCGCTGAACGGCGCCCTGTCCTGCCTGCAGAATACCGTGGCCGGCATCACGCAGACCATTGTTCCCGCCTCTGCCGTCTGCCCCAACCCCATGCCCGCCAACAATGCCTGGGTGCCCCCGGTCAATCCCAACTCCTGCGGCGGCTGCTCCTGCCAGAACAGCTAGGGGGTGCGCCATGAGCTGCATCCCTGTCATCACTGTGACGGGCGTGAGCGTCAACACCACGACCAACGTGGCGACGCTCACCACCAACGCGCCCTTCCCGGATCGTGGGCCGTTTGAGCTCCGTTTCCCGAACTGTGCCTGCAACCAGCTCGACCCGCTGTGCGTGAGCCCTTGCGCAAACCCGCAGGCGGCAGTGGAGTTCAGCTACACGCCCACCGGAGGCACGGCCGTCACCTATGCCACGGTGTACAGTTGCCCGTGCTGCAAGTGCGCCGTGCCCGACACGGTCAAACTGTCCCAGATCGTCAAGCAGGCTGCAAGGTCCGGCGGGTGCCTGCACGGCAAAAGCTCCTACGGCACCAGCGGCGCGCTCTTCCTGACGGACAACCTGCCCTGTGCCAATGTGAGCTATACCACCACCACGACAGCCGCCGGCTAAAAAAAGAGAGGTCGATCATGCCGAAAATCACGTCCGAAAACCTCGGAATAGCCCTGGGCGGCTATATCGAACAGGAGCTTGTGCCCAAAGCTGGCGGCCTGCAAAAGGTCATGCTCTATATGGCCCTTCCCGTCATCAGGGCCCAGACGCCGCAGATGGTGCGGCAGTACGCGCCCGCGCTCAAGCTGCTGGACGGCCTGACGGACGACGGCATGATCGACCTTGAAAAGATGTATCCCGCGCTGAAGGATGCCGTGCACAAGGCCGGAAAGGTGCCCGTCATGGGCATTATCTTTGACGAGGCGGACGTGGACAAACTCTATGCCATTGCGCAGCCGCTTGCGCAGTAGGAGGGCGTGATGGAATTCAAGGAATGGCGCCAGAATATGGCGGAAAAATCGGAAGAAAAGGTGCTCAAGACCATGGGCAGGATCATCGAGGACAGTCATGACTGCCGCCTGTACTCGCAGGAGCTTGACGACCTCAAGGACTGCGTCCACATCCTGGCCATGCTGCATCCCGGCATGGCGCTGAACGGCAAGTAGCACCTGCGACAAGACCATAACAAAGCCCCCGATCCGTCATGGAGCGGGGGCTGTTGTTTTTTTATGGAACGAGTGGTTACGCGTCTGGGGGCCTTTTCCGTGACCCGATCGCGTATCCAATACCGCTACCGCCGAGCAAGCCACACAGGATTTTTAACAGATCTGCGAGGATGTCCTCTTTGTCGAGATATAAGGCTGCCAGCCCAAAAATCAACATACAGAGGACAATGAACCCAACCAGCAGCACTGAGCGAAGGTTGATTTTGTCGAAGTGGCCGCGGATTTCCCGGTTATTTTGAAGCGTCGCGTCGATATTGCGCCTTGCGATATCGTACTGATGCTCATCTTGCTGTTTGAGCAATTCGGCGTCAGGCTGCGGTGGCTGTTGCACAGGAAGATTCTCATTACCATCCATAGCAATCCCCCACAGGCTTATCTTGCTTGACATTCACCTTGTAGCGTGGGCGCTTCAACTTGACCATAAAACCGCCAAACTGGCTGCCGGGGTAGGTCGGCACATAGCGAACGTCCGCAGGGTTTATTTCACCGCGTTCCCGTCGGCGCATGTATTCTTCAGCCGTGATGAACTCTTCCGTCTCAAGGACGGCATCCAGGGTAGGGGCATAGGTATTCATACCGTTTCTCCTTAGTCTGAGGAGTATCCCACTTCCTTTTTTGACGCAACCATATAGCTATTTACCCATGCCCAGCATGCCCCTTGCCGCGGATTCCAGGGCCCGGAGGTTGTGGTGCAGCGCGCCGGCGCAGTCCTCCATGCTCTGGAGGGCATTCAGGCCCATGCGCCGGGCCGGGCTGTACATGTCCTGCGCGGTGCGGATGGAGGGCAGCGCCTTGCGGGCCAGCAGGAACAGGGCTTCCTCGTGGCGGTGGATCTGGCGGACATGCTCCCGGATGGCGGCAAGGTGGTCTTCCGCCTCATCGGCAGCGGCAGAGGGGGGGGAAGGCAGGTCCGCGGCCGGGGCCGGAGCGGGCAGGGCGTCTATCCTGGCCTGCACCCACGCCAGCGCGTCCGCTATCCACTGCTGCGGCAGCTCCTTGATGTTGGCGAGGTTGAAGGCGGCCTTGAGCTGGTTCCAGCAGGCGGCGAAGGGCAGGCCGGATACCTGGGCCCACGAGCCTACCAGGGCCCGCAGGGGCTTGCGGTCTTGGGTGGTGGACGGCGTGAGGGACAGGGGGCTGGTGAAGTCGTCGGGGGTGGGGGAGGCAGGACGGACGACACGGAAGAAAGTTTCTTCCAGCAGCTCAAACACGTCCCAAGCTCGGTCAGAATCCAACATCTTTGCATTGCGAGCTGCGCCTCGTTCCGTCCAGAGGGTGAGGGCATTGACGTTCTTGGCGATTCTCACAGAGTCGAAATTTTCGACGCTGTTCTTGAACGCTCTCAAATCGTTGCCGGAAAGTATGAAGAAATGCTTGCCCTCGACGAATCTTTCCCGGTTGTTGGCAAAGTTCTGACGAATCCGCCTAGCTTCTACTTCATAGGCTTGAGCAAGCATTTCTGTGGTCAGGACAGGAACGTCTTGATAGGAGAGCGGGGGGAAAGAAGGAGTAACGGGAGCAGTAAGGGAAAGCTGGCACATATGGCCTCCGAGAGTTGGGATTTGAGGAACAAAAAAGCGGCAGACGCTCCCCAGCTCTCGAGCTGCCGGGTCCTCACGGATACCGGACGTCTGCCGCCAAAATCTGCCAAGGGCAGTTGGCTTCGTTGTTCCTCATCTGCAAAGCCGCGCCTTGGGAGCGTGGCAGGCGGCAGATACGCCTCGAGAGTTGGGACACTCAGGAGGCCACAAAATGGCGCGAGTGTCAAGCCTGGCTTATTTGCATTTGAAGAAGATGGTCTGCTGCGTGTTCTGGGTGAAAACGTAGCCCGTGAAGACCGTGGTCTCCGTCTGGCTCCCATTCAGCACGGTATAGCCGTTCGGGCACTCCTTGCTTATGCGCTCATAGCACCAGTTTACGCTGCTGGCATTGCAGGTCACAGAATGACCAGGGCTTCCGTCGGGCAACACGATGTCGCTGTGCTGTACTCCCATATAAGCGCAGCCGGAAATGCCAAGAGCAACAAGCAGTGTCATCAGAATTTTTTTCATTACTCCCTCTCCTTTGTGTTCCTCAACTTCCAGCACCGCCGCAGATCGTGGCGCGTCTTCTCGCGGTGCTGCTCCCTGGTTACTCTGTGGTTGACGATGGCGGCAGGGTAGCACGCCTCTGGGGCGGGGACAATGGCCTGGGAGGGGAGAAGGGAGGGGGCGGCGGGATGTGCCCTTGGGCACATAGTTGGGGAGGGGATTGGCTGGCTTGCACCACGGCTTTTGGTGCAAAACGTTTGTAACTATATGAAATTATTGAATTGATATTTTGATTCGTAATCAGCAGGTCAAGAGTTCAAGTCTCTTAGCTGGCTCCAGAAAGAAATAAGCCCTTACGGAAATCTCCGTGAGGGCTTTTCTGTTATGGGCTTTAGCCTGTTGAGCGCCTGACAGGCGCGAAACAAAAAACCACCCGC